GACAAAAAATTTTCAGAACTTAATATTCTAAATTGATCTGTTATAATCGCAGACATTGATTTATAGTTTTTTTTCTATTTATTAGACTTTATAGATCATTGTAATTTTCAATTCTTAATTGATTATATCTTCTTACTACAGGAGTACTATTCAATCCGACTACACCATAATTACTATTGACAGAGAATGAATTTATAACTTTTTCCACATTAATAAGACCCCAACTATAATCACCATAGTATGAACTATACCCAATTCCTGATAATCCATTGTAACCAGAAACACTAACAGTTACTTTAGCAACAGTAGCACTGCCAACACCATAAACATTAGTTGTTCCTATAGACACCGAAATAACTTGATATATATTATCCAATCCAGTTGTGCCTACTCCAATTATAGATCCATCATTTCTCAATGAAGTAACACCATTGCCAACATTTGAATTTGATACTTTAAAGTAATATCCTGCTTTTATTTGACTTTCTTCTATAATTGGATCAGTAATTGATAAATCTCTTAAATAGGAATCTTGTGGAATATACAGATCAAAAACTAAAGCAGTTGCAGCAGACCCAACACTAGCTTTATTAATTCCACTAATTATTCCAAAGTCTCCAAAATAAGAAACATTATTGATATATTCTTTAGTTAATTTTGGTGGTTCTATAAGAATTATTGGTGGATTGGTAAATGTGTATCCATATCCTGGAGAAGAAATATTAATAGAAGTGACCATACCAGATGCGATAGAAGCACTTAAAGATGCTCTTCCTGTTGATCCAATTCCCACAGGATTTTGAATAGAAACAGTTGGAGTTGTTTTATATCCAGATCCTTTGTCATTTATATCGATAGACTGTATAGTTCCTCCAATAGAAACTGTAGCGGTTGCTATGGCAGCAGAAACTAAAGAGTTATCTATTATTTCAATTTTATTAATAATTTCTTGGTTTATATTTTCATTTTTAGGGTCAAATACTGTTTTAACCGAATCTACAAAAATTTGAGTAGAACCAACACTAACTGGTTGAATTAAATTGCTTGAAGGGAAAAAGTTGGGTTCATATCTTATTCTATTTTTGTTAATCTCCAGTCCACCAATTATGGTATCATTCCTTTGTTTGCACCATTTTACTGGTCTTAAAAATTCCAAATCTGATGTGATTCCTATAGAATTATAAGGATTTGTTTCGGTAGTATCTGGAAGAATGATATCAGTGACTAATCTTGCATTTTCCTTTAATTGATATTCATCACCAACAATTGTTAAAGTGTCTCCAACTTTGATTGTTTCTAATATATCTACATTAACGACATCAATATTTGGAGTTCCTTTGTAGAATAATATTCTACACTTATCTCCACTTTTTGGTGCCTCAGTAAATGTTATCAAACTTCCACCATTAAAAGTATATGCAACATTTGGTTCTTGTAAAACATCATTTATAAAAATAAGTAGAACAGATTCTAAATCTATATCTGACCCATCTTTTGTAATTATTGCAAATCTGTTTCCATTATCTGATATTGGGAATGTTTTTGTGAAATTGTCGAATAGGGAATCAATATCATCTAGTTTTTGGAGATCTCCTATCGACCAACCACTAAAAGTATCAGTATAAGTTCTTTCTACTATAACTGAAAATGGTCTAAAAGATTTGGTAGTATCAGTTGGAATCCCACTTAATCCTCCAGTCTCAATAGTAAGTACATCACCTTGTTTATATGAGTAACCATAATTACTAATTGTGAAATCAATCACACTCGATCCTTGGCCAACTACGATATCAATTTTTGCCTGAGATCCAGTTTCACCGTTAAGTGATGAGTATATAAGATCAAGATTTGAGTATGATAGTGGTTCATCAAAAATAACTTGAGGTGGATTTGATCGTGTATATCCTACTCCAGGATTTGTTATAGCAACACTAACAACATTACCACCAACAACTGAAGCAATACCAATGTATTGTATGTTTGGAGTTCCAGTACTTAAAGTTTGAACCCCAACTCTGACAATAGGTTGTGAACTATATCTATAACCAGAACCACTATTTCCTATGCTAATTGATTGAATTGTGCCTGCTGTAGAAACTACTGCAGTTCCTCCTGCGGACACTAAAGGTTGATATCCAAATCCACCACTAGAACCTACTGATACTATTATCCCACCTCTCGGAACACTTGCATTATTTGGGTCATAAAGTGCTGATGTTGCAGTGCCAGTAAAATTAAGTTGAGTATTTGATGAAGGTTCTGCTAAAGTATAATCATTTTCCGGACTTTGCAATATATTATTAATTAATATTATAGAATTTGAAGTTGAAAATCCAGTAATATTTTGACCATTAGATTTTAAAATAAAACTTTTTTCTGCGGCATCAAATTGCGAACTTAAATCATCAAATATATAATTTTTTTCATAAGTACTTACATTTGAGTTTGGAATTCCAGATCTTAAGAAAACTCTTCCTTGAAATGTTGATCTTATGTTTATATCACCTTCAATTTGATTATAAATTGGTCCATAAGGAGCATCAGAAAAATAAAGTTTACTTCTAACAATATTGTAATTTCCTCTTAATTTTGTTATTAAAGAATCCTGTGAATGGGAATCTAAAATTGTACCTAATAAAGGTCTTTGCACTTCTACAAAAGTTGTGCTTCCTACTCCCACTGACGAAATTTTCATAATTTCATCATCAATTTTTATTAAATCTCCACTAAAAAATGAACTTATTCCAGAAAAATATAAAGTACTATCAACTAAATCTATACTATTTTTAAGAACTGCAGTTACTGCGGTAGATACCACTGGAGATTGCATAACATTATCTACAGTGATAATACATTTACTGTTTTGATCTGTCGCAATAATTGAATGATTTATTCCAATTCCAACAGAATTTAAGTCTATTAAATTTGGTGGATTTGATAAAGAATCGATAGGTGAAGTACAAAGTCCTATAAATTTTTTATCATATTTGTAAACATAAAGATCTCCACTAAGTTTATTTGTGACACCAACTCCCGATATATAAGTTTCTGCTATTCCAATCGGACTAAAATTATTTGAAGATGCTTCAGATTCAAAAAGACCATAAAAAGTAACCGCAACCCCAGAATTTATTTGAGTTGGAATAGTACTTGCTAAAGATACAGTATTTGAATCGATGTTTGTTATTTTTATAAATGTATCACTAAAGTAATCATCTACCTTAACGCCAATAGTAGAAACTACATCTATTATATCAGTTCCAACCCCAGCGATAGATGCAGTTTGTGTAGTTAGTATTTTTATAAAACTTAATGAATCTGCAGTATATTTAACTTTTTCTCCACTTACAAAAAAATGATTTGGTATGTAAATGAAATCTCTTACCAAATCAACGCCAGATGGATTTGTACTCGTATATTCTGAAGATCCGTTGAACCTACCTTCAAATATTGGAATATTTTTGTAACTCAAATTAAAATCTTTCTTAAGTGCTATATCACTAGAAGAATCAAATTTGCTAATTCCTGTAGTTAATTCTGCATTCTTGAAATTAATCGATAATGGAAAAGAAGAAAATTCCGCATATGAAACTGTATGCTGCAAAAGTGTAATTGATACATCAATATTTGCATTTGGTGTAAATAAAAGTTCTGTTAATGAGGTTAAATTTGAATCAAATGTTCCTAGGGGGCCGTTTGAGTATAAATTCCCATACTCAATTATCGTTGTTTCATTTTTATTACTAAGAACCATCAATTCTGATAATTGAATTTCGTTATTGGTATTATCGGTCACTTGAACGATAAAATACCCCATATTATAGTTGGATGAATATGTTGTTATTATGTTGGGAGTTGGAGTTGGCGAAGATGATATTTGAACATTTTTTGATCTTACATCAGCATATCTCAATCCTCTTGAACTTGTTGCAGTAAAATTTGTATTTGCTATAGAAACACCAACGGCATTACATGTTAATATGTCATTAACATCAGAATAAAATATTATATCTTTTCCAGATCCATTATTTACAACATCATAAGTACCAATTCCTACTTCATTTCTAAATGTATCTTCAGATGAAGTAATTCTTCCAAATTGCGCAAAAGAAATATTGGATCCATCCGAAATCAAATTTATTTCATTATACTCATAGTGTGAGTCTGAACTAGAAGAAATTTCTAATAGAATTTTAGCAGAAGTAAAATCATTTGGTACAGTGTAAATTTTGGAAGATGATCCTGCGGATACGCTAGTATTATCAGTTCTAACACTGACAGAGTTGCCAAAATTATAATTTCCAAAATCAAAAATATTTTGTTTTGTATCATATGAAATAAAACTATAATTATATTCTGTTGTTCTTCCATCCAAAGGATAAAATTCCAGAACTGCCTGTTGTCCAAGTTTTACAATATCAAAACTACCCAGTTCATCCTCAGTAAACATTTTGCCATACTGATTTAAATATAATTCAGTATTATCATTTAATACTGACAAAATGGAAGATTGTAATCTATCTTCAAATCTATCATCTTTAACTGCAATAAAAAATTTTTTTGCTCTTACCTTACTGGTTGCCATAATTGACTTTAGATATTAAATGAAGTTACAAAGGTATTTGATACTGAGGTATTGAACTCGTTGCTGATGTCGTCTATAACTAAAACTCTATTTCCAAGTGATTCTGAATAATCTTGTAAAATTATAGAATTGAATGTAATTTCATCAGAAGTTAGTATATTATCTGAATAAAAATTATTTTCAAGAACTAAATCATAATCTTGTATGCAATCGACATCTACCGTACTATTTAAGTCGCATTTTGCAGAGAAAAATCCATTATCTTGTGATGTCTGGATTCCAGAAACTTCCGGAGAAGAATTTATAATCAAATCACTAAATTTTTTAAATCCTAATGTGTGATTTAAATTACTTACCACATCATTCCATTCTTGAATTGGAATTTCAGATTTGAGTGAATACGAAAATTGCTGATAATAATCGCTATCTTGAATTCTTTGTAAATTGTTGTTTAAAAATCCAGTTTCTTTACTCCATCCATTCTTAACAATGGCTGATGGGCCAATCTTACAAAAATCTTCACTTTCGAAAACTTCTTTAATATAAGCTTGCGATTTTGAAGTATTGCCAACTATTAAAGAATCAACAAAAAATGAATCTTTTGTCTCTATAGTTAAAAATTCATTTTTTCCATCAAATTTTGATACTTTTCCTACACTTTCTGGTCCGATACTTACTTTTTCTCCCACAATAAAAGAATTTTTTGACAAAGTAATTTTAAAAGTTGGTAGAAATCTTTCTGGGATGATCTGACCAGAAGAATTTGTGGAATCAAAGGTTCCTGGCGTACTATCAAATAATTTTCCTTCCAAAGAATACTCAACATATGCATTAGAACCACCCAAACTGGTGTTTACTCCTACAACAGGAAATAAAGAATAATCATAGTTCTTAGAATTGTATCCTTTTCTATTTTTTTCTACTACAGAGACATTTTCAATTAATACATTTTCACCTACACTGAATGGGAAATCATTGGGATTGCTAAATTGATTTTTTAAATATACTCTTACAACTTTATTTGGCGATTGATATTGAATAGAACTTATTCCAAGACTATTCGAGTTATTTACTGCTATAATTTTTGGTATGACATTATATAAACCTGTTGTATTTTTTATTATGTTTACTTTAGCTGTCGATATATCATAGTTTAAAATTATATCGCCAACAATTTTATTGGTAAATCCATCTATAACTACTAAATCAGGATCAGTGTTATAGTTTAATCCTGGAGAAATGACATCAATAGATTCTAGCCTTGAGAGTGGAACTACCCTTAATACTGTGGCATATTTTATAGTTGGTTTTATAGTATTATCAATGAAATAATTATATCCAATATCAATAATATTCATAGAATTTATTCTTCCTATTGTTTCACTTTTTGGTATTAATATTGCTCCACTGCCAGTAAAAGATGTAACAGTAGATATTGATGGTAATCTTTCATATCTCATCCCATTAGAGGTCATTTTTAAACTTTGTATCTCACCAAGTTCATTTGTAGACTTTGTATAATAACTAAAAGATGCATCATCTTGAGTGTATACATTTGACTCATAATTAAATTCATTATTGAAACTAAAAGTATTCGACCCAAAACCAACAATTGTTTTTTCTCCACTCAAAACACTTTCGACAAAAGATATTTTATTATTTTCAGTTACTTCTTGATCAATTGTATATTGATTTTTTAAATCAATTAAGTCCAAATTTGTTTTTGGGTTTAAACTATACCAAATTGAGTTTGGAAAATCTTTATCTACAGTAAACTCAACTCTAGCAAAAGGAGATACCCCAATCACACCAAATTTTAGTATTTTAGAGAGTCCATTTGTGTCAATTGGAAAATATTTGCTGGAAAAATTTGAGTCAGTATATAATTCAAAATCAAATGCAGCAGTTTTTCCAATACCAAAAGGTTGTGATAACGAAGAGTCTGATAAATCTATGACAACTTTTTGATTTTTTACTATGCTTATCTTTGGATTTACCTCAGATAAAGTCCCAAAAGAAGAAGTTTTAATGTCAATAGAATATTGATTTATTGCATTGTAGTGAGAATTTGCAAGTCTAATTTTATCGCTGTCATAAACTATTGCATAGTAAATTCCATGGTCTTCCAACCCATCTGCTGAGGATGAAGATGTATGAATTAATTTTTGTCCTGTATTATACCTATGATTTTTTATCGTTATTAGATTATTTTGTATGTCAACAGAAGAAAAATATCTTGGATTTGTTATTAATCTGCGATTGTAATCATTATATTTTACGACTATAGTTGTAGTTAATCCGGATAATACATTTAAATTAATATTATCACCTACTATTAGTGAATGGGTTGATGCGGTAGATACTGTTACTGTATTTTTTATTATATTTGCTTTTGATAGACTATCAAACTTAGTCTGGAAACTATGATAATTGCCCGTCCCAACACTAGTTAAAAATAATGTAGATCCAGTTTGCGATATTCCAACAAAAGATCCAGTTGTCCCCAAACCAACTTTTATGGTAGATATACCAATGAGATCATTAGATATTTTTGCGACATATAAATCACTTCCATCAGTTAAAGTAAAATTCGATATGCCATCTTTGGATACTGAAATTCCTATTCCACTATCTGATCGATATTTTACTTGATCTCCAGTATTTAATCCATGATTTTTTATAAGTATAGATTTTTGTGGAATAATTATCGAGGTTATCCCAACGCCAGGATTTGAAAATATAATCGTGTGGCCAAATCCAACATATGTTCCAATTCCTAAAGATTCCTCAGGATCAAAATATAATTCACGGTTTAATTTATAATTTTGATTTCTTGCTCTATCTTGTAGATCAATAAAAAATTTCCTTGGATTTTCATACAACAAAGTAGATGCCGAATGAGCTGTCGATACCGTAGAGCCTTGCTCTCTTACAACTCTAATACGGGAAGAATCTTTATCAATATTAAGAACTTTTATTTTTTCTGAATTTATTGATAAAATATCATTCTCTCTGATAGATGGATATTCAAGTAATCCAGAAATATAAAAATATGTCGTTAATCCGGTAACAGATGCGTCACCAATATCTAAAGTAAGAACAAAATTACTTGGTCTTACCTCCACATTGAATGAGCTTTCTAGAATTGTATCATAGTTTGATAGAGAATTGACAAAGACAAAATCTTTGTTGGAAAGTCCATGTGGAGATGTCGAAAATCCAATAATTTTATTGGTGTCAAACGAAGGATAAAATTCTACATCAAGTATTTTGGTAGTAGTTTGTGAAATTCCTGTTATAGGTTTACCTTTTATGTAATCAACTTTAGCAGAAGCGGAAACACCACCAGAATTTTCATTATTAAAAACAACTCTATCATTTACTTTATAATTTTTTCCACCCGATATTATTTGTATAGAATCTATAGATCCTCTATTGATATTTTCTACCTTAGAATCCTGTAAGTCAAGATTTTTTACTTTGGTAAAAGGTTCATAAATCGATTTTTTAGATAGAGTATTGTATGGTCTTGTGTTCCTTACAATATTATTTGAAAAATCAAATGTATCTTGATTAATTTTAATAAAATTGAAATCTATTGGTTTTGATTTAAAAGAATTTCCTATAATATATGGAAATCTTGGTTTTCTATCTCCGATAAAAAATCCAGAAGTTTCTAATACAGATTCCAAAGTCATAAAATATGCATAAGTTCCATTTGGAAACTCTGGAGTTACACAAAATCTCCCATTATGCTCATCCAAATCGCCACTGTTAGTAAATTTATAGTCTTCAACAAAATATCCAGCAGGAAATATAGTTTTGCTTGGTCTATTTATTTGATTGTCTACTGGATCTGAGTAACCACTAGTAATTAATCTTACAGTATTATTTGTAGGAGAATCATAACCATATGGGCCATATATTGGATTTCCGTCATATGCCCACCCAAGCAAGGGAGAGTGATATTTTTTTGTTTGGAAATCATTTTGGTAATCATTTCTGTAAACTGGATTCCCTTCTTCTATATTTTTTGCAAATACTTTCTTTCTTAAAGACCTGGGAGAATATAAATGAGTATACTGTAATCCATAGTTTTTATCGTTTCCAACAAAAACTACACTATCATTGGAAGACAGTTTGGAATTTGTCCTCAATCTTTCAAATTTATTTACGGTCCAAATTTGTGGATTAAAATTTAACTTACATCCATTACCAGCCGAAGAAACTTCAATAATTGTATTTTTTTGTTCATAACCAACTCCACCACTTATTATTTTCACATCAATTATTTGTCCATTTTGTATAATAGGAACTAATGATGCGCCAATACCAAAACCTTTAATAACTAAATTTGGTGGAGAATTGTAACCACTTCCAGGTTTAGTAATAGCTACACTAATTATTTTTCCATTTGAAACGATTGGATTTATTAATGCCCCAGATCCGGAATTTAAACTATATTCTGGCTGTTTGTTGTAATTTATAATTTCTGATGAACCATATCCAACACCACCATCATAAATGAAAGTAGAAACTACTGTTCCTCTAAAAATTGGTCGAACAATTGCGTCAACATCGATTTGAGCTATTGTAGATACTCCCACTCGCCCAGAAATATTGATAGATATTGGCTCATAATCAAATATATGATGTCCAAAACCACTTGACTTAAAGTCAATATATTGTTTTGTTTTATAGAAAAAGTCCTGAGAAGTTGACCCAACACCAACATTAGACAATTTAAATGAATCTTCACTAGTTTTAGTTACAATATATCTTCCAGTATCCAATCCAGATATATTTTGATTTCCACCATAATAATAAATTACATCACCACTATTATATGGATTATCATATACTTTTATAGTATCTGTAGAAGTATTAATTCCAGAAGAAGTTACTGATATTTTTTTACTTTTATATCCTGATCCCTGATTGGTTACTATAATAGAACCTACTTTTTTCTTTATGGTTGTAGATTTGAATCTATGATTTCCACTTCCATATGAAGTTAAATTGATTGCATTAATATTTACTAATGAATCACTGAGAGTTCTATGTAGTGTTATTTTATATTCATCTAAAACTTTAACATAATATTTTGCTTCTGTAGTTAATCCACTTACTATAGAATTTTCCCCAGGTAAGTAAATAACAGATTCATTATCTCTAAATTTATGATAAGTTGAAAATCCTAATATACTTGTGCTTCCCAATCCAACAAGATTAAATCTTGGATTTGATGGAGATGGGTTAAAATCGACAGAATGCTCATAATCTATCATTTCTGCCAAAGCTGTAGCTCCTTGGCCACCACCTCCAGTAATTGTTATTATTGGTGTGTCAATGTAGTCAAATCCACTATCGATGACATCAATTTTTTGTAGTGATCCTTCAACTCCACAATAACCAAGAGCACTAGAAAGACCAGATGATGCAGGTAAAATTTCTAATACAGGGGGATTAATTACATCATAATTGTTTCCTGGGGAAATTACATCAACAGATTTTATAGCGCCATGATAGATATAATCATCAGATTTATAATTTAATATTTCTACGCCATTAATAAGTATTCCAGTTGTACCAGATAAAGTTTCATATTTATTCTCATCATTTTCAGGAGATTTAATTAATTTAACTAATTTTTGCGAATCAATTTTTGAGGGTATATTATTTTTCTTCGCAAATTTTGTTAAACTTATTGTAGCATTAGTTACTATTGTTGATCCAACAGAAACAAATCTTCCAAATTTAATATCAGATCTACTTCTTGCTAGTTTTATCTCTGTTTCACTCTCTCTTTTTGTAAAATAAATTCCGGATTGAATGTCAAATCTATTGTTGGGCGAAGACTCATCTTCAGGCAAATATAGTACAGAATCTCCTGTTAAAAATCCATGATCTTGGTTATCATTTACTATTTTTAAAGTTTCTCCAGAAAAAGATTCATTTAATGTAATTTTAAAATCTTCAACATTTTCTCCAATACTTAATCCATATGAAGGTAATGATGATGATGTTGCATATACCACATTTGATTTAAAATCTCTGTATACATTCAATACATCAGAGACAAATTTATTTGAAAATTTTGAAATAATTCTTCGAATATAAAAAATTGATGAAATATTAAACCCACTAGTTTGTATCTGGAATATCTTTCCTGGGATACTACCGGTAGGTATTTTTACATTAGAACCATTGATGGTAGCAACTTCTCTTGTTCCAGTGGAAGAATCAATATATTCTATTTCTACACTATCACCTTCATATACTCCATTTTCATCATATGTTTCAATTGTATATTTAAACTCTCCATCAGAAGTGAATGATTTCACTTCGCACTTAACTGATGTATTAAATATCCAATTGTTATCTACCAGATAATTTTTATTGTATCCTAAAGTGAGTAACTTTGCGACATCTCCTTTTTCATAATATTTGCTATTTGTTGGTAATTGTATGTCTTCTACAACACCAGTAATTCTAAATTTTATTAAATTCGCGGCAGAATCGTATCCATATGCAAATGTATTTAATGCTACACTTGAGTTTGATGGAACAAATTGATTGATTCCACTACAGTTTAAAAATTGATTTATAGTTTTTCCATTATAATTTACAACTAAAGATAAATTTTTATTTTTAATCTCCAATTC